AGCGGCTCAAGAAACCCCATAAGGAAGAACGATGCCATATATAGGTAAATCCCCAGTAGGCGGTGGGTTCCACAAGCTGGATAACCTCACTGCCTCTGCAACAGCAACCTACGCTTTGACGCTAGGTTCTGCGGCATACTACCCTGAGACTGCTAATCAACTGCTAGTCTCTCTCAACGGTGTGATCCAAGCACCACAGGACAGCTTCACAGTATCAGGCAGCAACCTCGTATTTGACAGCGCATTGACAACCTCAGACAGCATCGACTTTGTTGTGGCCTTGGGTGATGTGTTGGGTGTGGGTAGTGTGACTGACGGTGCTATTACAAAAGCCAAGATGGGTACGACTGAGTTAGACTTAGCTACCATAAAGGATAGCACTGGCACTAACACGGCAATGACGATTGATACTGCTGGTGACGTAACTATGTCACAGGCTTCAGTGGATTTCTGGAGATTAACAGCAAATTTTTCTACTGACGCCGCCGATATTACTGGGTGGGAACGCCCTGATGATGGTTACAATGCTTATATCAACGGTCTTTCAGAAAGCAGTGGTGTTTTTACTTTTACTAAAACTGGCTTGTACAAATTTGATTTTGTTGTACAGGCACAAAATGCTTCTGGTGGCGATGGTTCTTTTGGTGTGGTTGGCTATGTAAGCACAAACAGTGGTAGCAGTTATGACCAAGCGGCTCTTGCGTACAATGGGGAAATAGACACTGGAACAAACAACGGTGCGAGTTTTCAGATGCTAATCAACGTGACTGACATTGGTACTTTTAGAGTAAAGTTTCAAGCTTCCTCGTTATCAAGTGGGACATTCATTTCTGGTAATACAGATTATAATTTTACTCACTTCTCTTGCATCAAATTAGCCCCAGCACAATAGGAGACAGATATGGCACTTATAAAGTTAAACAATCAGTCTCTTCCTAGTGGTAGTGTGCTGCAAGTTAAACACGCTCAGAAAACTGACACTGGTACTGTTTCTCTTTCAGCAGATACAGACGCAGTTATTCACACTGACTTACAAGTTACAATAACGCCAACCAGCGCAAACAGTATAATAAAACTTGAAGGACAAATATTCGGTGAACACGGTGATGCTGCGAACATATATAACCATATGGTTTTCTTTTACAGAGACACCACAAAACTCGCAGCACCTACTGCGGGTAGTAGAACAAGTGGCGTAGCAACAATGACAAGAACTTACACTTCTGCAAACACAGATAGCACACCAGAGTATGCTTATTATGCTTATTTTGACTCACCTTCAACGACATCAGCAATAACTTATAAACTTGGAATTAGGTCTGGTAGTGCTGAAACATTCTATATTAATCGAACAGTGTCTGATGCCGACAATGATGGCACTGAAAGAGGCACATCATTCATTAACGCAACGGAAATCGCTGGCTGATGAAACCTACAGCCGCATCAGTCCAGTCGCAGATAGATACACATGAGGCAGTGTGTGCTGAACGCTGGCGTGAAACCATCCTGCGTATCAAGCGCATCGAACATATTATGATTGGTTCTGCTGGTACTACAATTGTACTGCTGTTGAGCGTTGTAATGCGAGGCTGACATGGTAGTTGCTGAGGTACTAACTGGCATTGCGTTAGTCCAGCAATCCGTAAAATTTATCAAAGAAAATATTAGCACTGCTCAAGACATAGGGCAGATAGCCAGTCAGATAGATGATCTGTTTTCTGGTGAGAAACAGGTGCAGCAAGCTAGAGCCAAGAAGTCTGGCACTGGTTTGGGCGATCAGTTTGGCGTGAACACTGTAGCTAAAGAAATCATTGACGCTAGGCTGGCTGCTGAAAAGCTACAAGAAGTAGCGACTATGGTTGATATGCGGTTTGGTCATGGCACTTGGGCTGGAATTATAGCTGAGAGAGCCAAGCGTATCCAAGAAGCTAAAGAAGCAGCGGCAGCAGCTAAACGAAAAAAGATACAAGAAGCTAAAGAGTTTGAGGAAACAATAAAGCAAGCTGTTCTTATTGGAACTATTGTTGTTATAGCAGTAGGTTTGTTTGTTTTCCTAATGGTCAGTGTAGCAAAGGCGTTTGTCATATGATTACTGTTGAACAGTTCTTAGCTTGGAAGATACTGCCCCGCTTTATGATGCTTGCATCTACAGTTATGTCATGGCGTTGTGCCGAATGGTTCATGGAACTTGATGCTCCGACTGCAAGCCAATCAGCATTTGTATCTGTAGTTATGGGTGTAATGACTGGTGTGTTTGGTATTTGGATGGGGCATGAACATAAGGATCACAAATAATGTGGCAAGCATTAGTAACAGCTTGCTTTATAGCAAACATGGAACAGTGTTTAGTCTTGGAAGCACAACAATGGTTTGAGACTGAAGCTAGATGTAAGGCTAGAGCGTTAGAGATGGCTGGTGATATTAATCGTTATATGAAGTCACATAAGCCTGTTAGATATAAATGTAGAAAGTTGCCCGGAGGCATGTTGACACAATGATACAAGCACTGATTGGCCCGATTGCATCACTAGCTGGTAGCTGGATGGAATCTAAGGTCGAGCAAACTAAAGCCAAAGGTAAGGTTGCTCAAGCAAAAGCAGAAGCAGAAGCGGAAGTAATGAAGGTGGCTGCTACCCATGAAGCTGGTTGGGAAAAGATTATGGCTAAGTCCAGCGATAATAGCTGGAAGGATGAAGCTTGGACAATATTGTTTATTGTTATTATTGCTATGTGTTTTATTCCTGTTACTCAGCCTTATGTTGAGCGTGGCTTTACGGCTTTGGATGGTACACCTGACTGGTTTCAGTACGCAGTTTATGCCAGTATTGCTGCATCATTTGGGTTAAGAGGTTTGAAGGGTATTAAGAGATGAACATTGAGCAGTTAAGACTAGAGTTAGAACTAGATGAGGGGTGCAAATATGTCACCTATAAGTGTAGTGAAGATAGGCTTACTTTTGGCATTGGCCACTTGGTGTTACCAGATGACCCAGAGTATGACCAACCAGTCGGTACGGCTGTCTCATCAGATAGAGTTACAGAGTGCTTTGATAAAGACGTTGGAACAGTCATTGCAGAATCTAAGAAGCTGTATCCACAGTTCGATAGCTTGCCCGAAGAAGTCAAGTTAATCATATGCAACATGTTATTTAATCTTGGTTTGCCAACACTGTCTAAATTTAAGGATATGAAAGCAGCTATAGATGCAGAGCAGTGGTCGGCAGCAGCCGATGCTATGTTAGATAGTAAGTGGGCTAGGCAACTTCCTAATCGTTCTGGTCGTTTGGTTACTAGGATGAGGAATGTTTTTGTCTAGCGTAGTTTGGTCTCATATAATAACAATCTACACAGTTACCATTTGAAACCAATCTATCTGCCACATGTCCATTGACACATTCGCTGCCAGTAAAGAATCGTTTCAATCCTCTTTCCTTTGCAACATCACGGCTTATTCTAGTCCTATAAGATGGGTTGTCGCTTACTAATCTAAGCGCATCTTTTATTTCTTGCATTGTAGGCACTGCCATTATTGCCTCCATTTGGGGGGTAGGATCATACACGGACATGTCTTAGAGCCTGTCCTGACGCATCCTAGAGCGATTTAATGTGGGTTTTTGCATAGGGGTGGAGCTAACCACCCCTATTACTGTGTTTAGAATGGCACATCGTCATATACTGGCTTGGCCTGTTCGACTGGTGCATCGGTCTGCTTTGCTTGACTATGCTGCCCTTGTCCTTTGGGTTCACGCTTAAGTGATAGGAACTTGTTGCCATCTTTTGATTCGGCACGCCATGCAGCTAGCCGCATGTCGCCATCCATAGGGCCAGAGTATGCTGGCTGCTTGTTATCTTCAGTAGCATCTTCATTCATGTACAGCACACCGACACGCTGATAGACCACAAATACATCGCGGCCTTGCTTGTCTGTATCTGTAACTAAGGCAAGTGACTTCTTGCCATTGCCATCGAAGTCAATGCTACCAGTAAGTAACAGCTTCTGTTGCTCCATTGGGGGGAACACGGCCCCCCTGTTTGTGTTATCGTAATCCACTAAAATGCCTCCTTTGTAATTGTAGGCTTAACAAACTTTACTTCTTTATTATTGCCTTGCGATGCTTTGTTGCCATCATCATCTTCTGATGGCAAACCAAAGGCAGACTGCAAGCCATAGCGTTTGGCGTATGTAATACCACTGCCCATCTTCTGTGGATCAGATGGATCTTTACTACGCACAGGGCAAGGGCTAACGCGCTTCTCTCTTGTTGGTGCATGAATGATAGTAGTTTGCACCACCTGAATAATCTGATCTCCAAGCACAATAAGATCTAACGGCTGCGTAAAGTATAACCCGAACTCATTGGCTTGTGACGCAGCCTTGATTACTTCTTCAAGTGTTGCGTAATTAGATTTAAAGTGCGGGTTCTTGCCTGACTTAACGGCAGATACTTGCAGCTTTTGAAATGCAAGCATTGCATCATCAAAGTTTTGAATGGTTTCAGAGTTATTGTTTTTTGCTTTTTGTGTCATGATTGTACCTCACTTTTGACTGTGATGCGGCATGCGCCGCGTTTATCGCGTTTGATTGTAAGCAGATCACAGAACACCTCACGCTCGTCATCCATAACCAAGTTACGCAATTCTTTTTTAGCTTCTTCATGCTTCTTTGCATTAGCAACAGTTAGTATATAGTCGTGTGCCAGTGACATAAAGCGGTTGTCATTATTAGCATCTCTAGCCTTAAGTCCATTGATCTTAACCTGTGACCAATCAATCTTCCATGTGTCTACGTCATAGCTTGGCTCTGTCTTAGATGTAACCAATTGCCAGAACTCTTGGCATCGTTTTATAACAACATCAAAGTAATCCTGATCGTAACCTACTGCACAATACTCTATGTCATTGCCTAGTATGACAGACAGATATGCCTGATCATGATGTGACAATGCCATGTATAGCTGTATCTGTGGCATGTAAGTGTCCAACATATCAGACATAGATCGGTTGCTGCTTGTGTGTTTGCACTCCAGAATAGATGTATCACCCTCTTCTGAAGTTACAAACGCATCAACCATACCCTTGAACGGCACGCCACTGATTACACGTTTAAGTTCTTGCTGTTGTTGTGATGCTTCATGCTCTGTGTCACGACAGAACCAGTCAATGTTAAACTGCTCTGTGTATGAACCAAGTTGCACCTTGAATATGTGATCAAGATTGTCGGCCTCTTTCTTGCCGACCTTTACTTGCCACAGATCATGCCAATCTCCACGCATAATGCTGTAAAGATCTGAGCCTCCGATGAATCCTTTACGTTCCATAATACCTCCCAAGTCTATGGCGATGTGGCTTCGCGGTGATTTTGGGTGACACCACATCGCCTATCGACCAGACAAAGCCGTCACAAGTCACACCCAAAACATGTTGCATTATTGCACTAAAACTTAGTATTAACAACCACTTTATTTATCAGACCCTGCACATCAATAGGCTTGTCCTGCTTTTCTTTGCGGTTAATAAAGTAAAGCAATGAGTATGGTGGGTCTTGTTTCTTGGATTGCTTGTAATCAAGAAGCTTGATTGCATCAGCAATAAAAGAATCTACAGTCTGACCTGACTGCAATATGTCATCAGCAAACTTTTCTTGCCGTAGATTGTGATGAAACTTTTTACGACCAAATCTTTTTTCTACTTCTATTTTATATCTAATACATAAATCTCTATTAGATATATTAGTAGGTTCTAGTAGCTTACTGTCGTTCTCAGCGACACCTGTGTCGCTCACAGCGACACGGTAGAGAGTTGATTCAAATGGTCGATTGATTCTGATGATTAGCTTTTTCTCTTCGAGATAGTTTAGTTTCTTGGCTACACTAGATCGATGCATGCCAGTACGTTTGGCGAGTGTGGCTGTTGAGGGCCAGCACTCGCCAGCTTCATTGGCATAGTCGCATAGCGTGACGAGCAGCCACTTGCCTAAAGGATCGTCAATCTCTAGTCGCATGGCATCAGCCATATGGCTAAACATCTTGAAATGGTGTCGGAATGTAAAACTCTTTTGACCACATGATTAGCTGTTGTCTGCCTGATTCGCCTTTGCGTTTGCGTTCATCTACAAACACCAAGCCTTTTTCTTTTAGCTGTTTGTATCGTGCGGTGATTGTACTGTATCTATAAGCAGGCAGTATATTTAATACATCATCTGATATACACCCTGCACTGCCAAAAGATGTGATTGCAGCTAATACAATGCGTTCCATCTTGCTTACATCAAGTGCATCAGCAGCATCATGGCTAGTGCTTGGGTCATGGCTGCGTGCTAGCTTAAATGCTGGTGTGTTGAAAAGATCATCTGCAATTTCACCCATATCTTTAACTATAGACATTAATTCATCCTCCATATTCTATGGTGATTAATGTTTTCTTTTCTTGTGGCAATCTTTATGTTCCATGTTTTTGCAGCTTGTCTTGCAGCCGCAACAAAACCAGTGCCAACAACAATACTGTCTCCTTTTTTCATACGCTTTAGGATACTGTATTTTGACCCATACCCATTTGGTATAGGTACATTTGTTTCAATAGTGTAAGTCATGCGTACCTCCTTGTGTTGCATATATGCAGTATATAAATATCTATTGACAATATCAATAGACATTACGCATCATGAGTTGGGGCTTCGTCCGCCCCTTTCATGATGTACCTCAACGGCTGGATCGTTACCTCCCTGCGATCCAGCCAATTATTTTTGTAGCTATAGGATTGCTGACCTCAATGCATATGAAGTTGGGGCCAGACTTTTGCTTCAGCAAATAGATATCTGCTGGCTGTTCGTTATGAGTTTTGGTTAGAAAGCTAAAGCCGCGGCCTTCAGCTTGGTATTTTGATTCAGCAATCAGAACTCCGTCGGGGGTTTTGATTTGGATGTCGCCACTAAACTCGCCACCCAATTGTCCCGAGAGAGGCTGCCTTTTCGCTTCGGCCCCGCGAGATTGGAACCATTCGACCCACCACCTTTCGTGGTAGCTGCCTTTATTGCGCTGAGATGATCCCATCGTTCTTCCTCATAACATGATAGACATAAGAGAACATTGTCACCTCGAACCACATACCATTGTGTGTCTGTTTTACAACAGTCACATATAGCACTGTCACCTAAGGTGTCATACTTTCCTTTTGATTTCGACTTCCGCATCAAGCGCATCCATCCAACAGATTAAAAGAAAGTTTGATGGAACACGCTTGTACTGCTCCCACTTGTGGACAAGAGAGGACGCGCAGCCAATGCGTTCGGCTAGCTCTTCTTGTGATAAGCCGTAGTCATTACGCAATACAACCAGCCCACTTACTATAGTGTGCCAGTTGTTACTGATTGATTTGGGTTTGTTGTAATGCGTGAAGTCTGATCGCATCCATAACCTTTTCAGCAGTAGATAAACGTAAGTCACCACCAGCTACAGTTCTGTAGTATGTGCTGGTGGGTACGTTTGCCAATCGGAACGCAGCTAATATAGATACGTTTGATTCCGATGACGCTTTGATTAGTTGTTCCATATAACTTAACATGGAAACAACGTACTGCATCTATGCAACCAGTGGCAAGGCTAATAATTCAGTAGTCTTTCTTAGCTGTTGAAGCCAGTTGGTATCGCCTAGCTTGGTCTTGGCTTGCTTTGCACCAGACATTATAGTTGTGTGGTCTTTGCAAAGCGCACGACCTATCTGTACAAAACTGCTACGAGTACACTCAGTTGCAATCATATAGTAAATATATCTAGCGTTTACTATACGTTGCTCTCTTCGTGTTGATAATAGTTCATGCAGTTGTACGTCATTGGTTTTGCATACGGCGCAAATGATTTCATCTAGTGATGGGTACACAACATCTTTATATGTTTGATTATATAGCCGTGGCATGTTTGATCTCCCTGTCTAGCATCGCTTGCTCTTGATCGATAGCTTCTTCGATGCTGTCTGCATGTGCTTTCTCCCATGCTACAACAGCACGATCCTCAAACTTCTTACGATCAAATGTTATGTTTGTATCTGTAAGGACATTGGCGTAGTCAACAGCTTCTGTTGGATGGCTCATCAATGGGCCAAAGAAATCTGCAATGAATTCAAAGTGTTGCCGTGTAAATTTAGGTGGGTTCTTCTTCATTGTTACCTCCAATTGTTTCATGGTTTACTGGATCAGTTGGCATGCATACGCAGTGTGTCCACTCAACGCAACCATAGCCATCGTCTACTCTGACCCAGCCATCGTCTTTGTCGTGACAATATTTACAGATCATGCTTTCCCCCTTAATTGTCCAGCTTTGATATTCACTGTCATGTTTTCATTAGAATAAGATAGACCTTCACAAGTTATGACATCATCAAAAACATCTAAGTCTTTTACTTCTGGAAACCATCTAGCTACATGTGAACAACATTCATGCCAAGCAGTGAATACTGTTACCATTGGTGGCTTATCGACATTTATTGAATCAGACATTAGTACAAAACATATATTCATAAGTTACCTCCTTGGGTAAAGTATAGCTGCATAAGTGCAACTATACAATACCCGCTATTCACATATCAGAACAATCTTGTTGCTCGTACCATTGAAGATATTCTCCATACGCTTTTACTTTGCGTGCTAGAAAATGATAATCTTCAGCTTCGTTTCTGCCACCTGTCATTGCATCTAGTGTAACTTCTATTTCATTATCTAGCATGATCATGATGGCATTGGCTGATTCGGCTGATAGATTAAGAGGGTTAGGCTTACACATGGTTTACCTCCTATACAGATACAGTTAGCCAGTCGTTGTGCTTGAACACTTTAGATAGTTGGTTCTCACGCAAGCGTTGTGTGTTGGCCGGTGATTTAGATTCATTGGTATGTGTAGCCCATGCAGTGAGTGCGTTGTACAAAGCCCACTTGTTACTGCCGAGTTGTTTCTTTTCTGTGTACCAATGAGACATCAGGGTATCTAGCTGGCGTTCATTCCATTTGATAGTGCTGGTTTTGTTTGCGGTGCGGCACACTACATACTTGAAGAATGTCTCAACGAAAGTGTCGTTGGTTTTAGTCTGCATCCACTGTTGATACTGATCTTTAGTATTAAAGAAAGCATCAAGCCCGGCTTGTATCTTAGCTGCTGACCCTTTGACATTGACGTTGGTGGTATGCTTGGCCCATGTGTTAGCTACAGTATCTGCTGTTGTGCATGTGTTTATACACCACATTCTAATGCCTACTGCCTGTTGTTGAAATGCCCAGCTACCATCATATGAGTTGAAGAACTTGACTTGGAATTTCACATAGTCATCAACCGCTGGTACAATAACCAAGTCATTGAAGTTGATGATGCCGCGCATCTTTGCACCGTTGTCAAAGATCTCTATCTTGTGATCGTAATCTTTGCTGATGCCAGAACTATTGACTGCATCGAACACTGAGTTTACTACATCATCGTGCTTGATGGCTTTGTATTTAGAGCCATGCACACCAAGCACTTCATTGGTATCGGTGCGAACGATAGCACGCGCCATGTTTTGTGGCACAGGTATGTTGTCAGTTTGAATTGATGATGCATGCAATGCACATGTATCAATTGGGAAATCCCATTCGTCTACGAGTTTGATTTGTGATAGATCATTCATGATTATTTACTCCCTACATATGAATCAATGGCATCAACCAAGAAAAGGATGAAGCCTGTTAAGCCTACAACAAAGGCGAGAACAATTAAAAAGTCTAGCAATATGGTCATAGTTATCTCCGCGAAAAATGATTGAAAATCGTCCAGCAGCCTCAACGTATAGTTGCTACACGGCTATCGGAAGGGGGCATCGTGACCTCTCGTTGTATCTTGAGATGTTAACAAGAGCAAAAAAAGGGAGGGGCGAAGCCCCTCCCTGCTGTTGATGTGTTACCCTACGTTCTTTAGAAGGGAAGCTGCTGTAGGTTTGATTCTAGACTGTGTGCTAGATGTCATTCCGTTGAAGAGCTTCTCGCGTGTGTCGTAGAAGTCTGATGCATTAGTCCATTCTCTGTTAGCTAGAATCTCGAACTGACATTGCATCAATGTTGCCTGTGTCTCGAAGATTGCTTCAAGTGCTTGTGACTTCTGCAAGCGAGCATCGACCCGCGTGGTCTCTGCGTGTTCGCCATTGCGGCGAACCTCATCGTCCCGCTGTGTCTCAAGCTTCTTCTGCCAATCGCGCTGCCCTTGTGCAGCTTTCTCGAATGTCGCAGTTGCTGCTCCATATGCGAGAAAGATGTCGCGATTGTAGTATGGATTGTCCGCAAAGCTCACATGGTTTTGATCCTCGCTCCGAGGATCAAGGCCATCCTGCGTATGTCCATCAATCATGTTGATGGAAGCAATGAGTGCTTTATTTACATCTACCATGTCGATAAGTACATCGTACTTCTTGACTACATTTACACCTGCTTTTACATCTTTGAAAGTTTTCTTCGTCATAACAAACTCCTTCGTTCGTGTTAAGGTTTACACATACACACAGAATGTATGCATACAGCTAAAGACACTTTTAATGGCTCGCAGCGTCAAGAGCGTTTAGCCAACCAACTTCGGGATAAGATTCGCGGAAGGAACCGATTTGCAAAGCAAATTGGAAGGAACCGCTAATCTTATTTGATCCCTCGCTGATTGGGTCGCTCTTTACTCTCGAGACTAAAAGCTGTCATCATGGTTGATATGATACAAACTCGTGTGTGTGTGTCTCACTGTGTGCGTAGGCATGACACGCAGGCTTGTCCTGCAATGCGCGGCCTAGCGCATATTGCGGACTGCGCCACGACTTCGAGGCGGATAGCCGAGGGGAGTACATAGCGCAGAACACCAGTTACGTACTTCATATGTCTGAGTGACAGTATCTGTACGATAAGATTAAGCTCGACCAGCCATGGTTCCACCGCCTAGCCAGCGTGCGCTGGCTGGGCATCGGATTGCCAGTCCAAGCTATGCTTGGCAACTGGCGACCGATGGGCGATGGCTAGGCTGTGCGGTTCTGGCTGGGCTAGCTGGGTTGCGAGTTGTGCGTTGACAAGGTGTCTCAAAGGTGTGTAAAAGGGGGGGACACAGGGGGGGTTTTTGAGAGGTTGAGATGAGTGTGGCTAAGCTAGATATAACCCGCAAACAAGCGCGGCTGGTTGATACCCTCGTAGCAAATGGCTGTACTATCAAAGACGCCGCGTACGAAGCGGGTTATGCTAGCGGTGAAAGCGGGAGAGTGACAGCCAGTAAGGCTTTGCGGTTGCCTCATGTTCAGGCTTACATGATGCAGAGGATTGCAGAGACAATGGGATTGAGTGCTACGACAGCCGCAGCGCGTCTTGTGCAGCTTGCTCAAGGAGCCAAGTCAGAGTATGTACAGCTTGAAGCGAGCAAGGATATCCTTGATCGTGCTGGGTTCAAGGCTCCAGAGCGACACATGCACATGCACGCTGGCGACATTACAGTGAGCATTGATCTGTCATAGTGGGGTGGGGGCAAAAACTCGAGCATGCCCCCCTCGACCCCGCCCTTCACGCTTGCAAATCTCATAAAAGCTCTGTAGCATATATGCAGCATGAGAATCATTAGCACCATTATTGTTTGTTTGTCTTTGTTTACTTCTGTTGGCCTTTACCGGCTTAATGAGTTGAACAAGATACCTGTTGATGTAGACAACTATTCAACCATCAACTTAATTGAAATATATATATTGGGTGTGGTGATGTCTGGTTTGGCTTATCCCATCTATCCAGAGATTGCTATTGAACACATGGCTTTGTACTCAAAGGACAAGCCACAACGTCATAGCAATTTTTTTATGTCCTCAAAGGTCGTTCAAAGGGCTGTTAACAATTACAGCAAGCCTGTGATGTTGGTGTGGCATGCGGATAGTTATATGTTTGGCAACTCTGAAGCTAGAGTTGCATTGGCATTGAATGGTGCTGTTCTAAGCAAAACCAAAGATGAGATAAGCATTGATGTACCAATTAAATACCCACGCAACTCATTAGTTAAGTTGTTGCCGATGGTTGAAGTGCAGGAAGGTTTGTTCTGGGTATTGCAACAAAAGGGTTGGTATCACACTGGCACAATGACTTGGACTTATGAGATATAATTTTTTGTGCGTTGATCTGTTAAAAATTTTTATGTAGCGAGGTACTATGTTAACGCTATCTCAAATGTTTGATTCTTTCGACACCTTTATAAGGACTGGCTCGAAGAATGACTTTATTCCAGAACATTATGCTTTTTATTTACGCGGTGTTTTAAACTCTGTAAATCCTGTGCATAGAGCAAGTTCTAAACTAATTACAGAAGATGATGTATCTGGTGAGTATCTTGAAGCTATGAGATTAGTTGGAAATACTTATGCTAAAGATTTAAAAGATGGTGAGGTTGTAAATATAGGTTATGCTGATGTTCGCAAGGCGTTAGGAGACAAAGGCGACTTCTGGAAAAATTTTGAGCATGACAGCATGGCTGACATTATTAATGAAACGCTTGGTGCGTTTCGGATTAAGAATGAAGGTGGGCAACTGATAGTTGATTACGATACCTATGACTTTCCCACAGAGTTTGCTGATAAGGTTAGGGAAGAGCAAGGCCGCGAAGCTACAGCTATGGATTACATTAATGAAGCTGTAGATATTGCTACCAACGATACGAAGTATAATTCTTATAGAAAAAAATTGCGTTTTGGTGGGCATCTTGCTGGCGAGTTTTTAATGCCTGATACTTCTGATAATAATTTAAAAGTGCGTATTGCTATTCCTACTGAGCCTCAAGTTATTGACATAGATTTTGATAATGATATTGAGCCAACAGCGACTGACGTAGTTTTTGAAGGGCCGATGACAAACAAGCGCAAAGATATATGGGATCGTTTTTCAAACATCTTTATTGGTGAAGCTCAAGCAGCAGAATCTTCAATGCCTTTGCCTAAGTCAAAGCCAGAAAGAACAGTAGACATACCTATTCCTGCTTCAAAGCAAGATATGCTTGCAAAGCGCGATGCAATGCAAGCTGGTCAAGCTGAAGCGTTTTCGGAGAATATTGCGTAATGCCGCCAAGGACACCAGCATGGACAAGAAAAGAAGGCAAGAACCCCAAAGGTGGTCTCAACGCTGCCGGACGCGCATCTTACAAAGGCGGAACCCTCAAAGCACCAGTGAAGTCAGGCGACAACCCGAGGAGAGCAAGCTTCCTGTCAAGGATGGCGGGCAACAGCGGGCCAGAACGTGATAAGGATGGCAAGCCCACAAGGCTTCTAAAATCATTACAAGTGTGGGGTGCATCTTCAAAAGCTGATGCTAAAGCCAAAGCAAGGGCTATTACAAAGCGGAACAAAGCAAAGAAAGCGAGGGCGTGATGTGTATGAATCTTGCTAAATCAATGTTTGAAAGTGGTGAAATGTTAGGTTTAATAAAAAAATTAGACCCTACTTTTGCAAAAAACTTTGATGCTAAGAAAGCTGCTAATGCTAAGAAAACATCTGTTGCGTCACCAACGCCAGCTATTAAAAAAACTCTTCCAAAGCAAAAACGCAGACTGCGTTCTTTTTCAAAGCTAGGTTACAATCCGGGCCGAAGGTCGTTCTTAGAAGGAGGGCAGTAATATGCCAATGGGTAAAGGAACATATGGTTCGACTAAAGGTCGTCCACCAAAAAAGAAGTCAATGCTAACTGAAGGCCAAAAGAAACTGCCTGATGCATTGAAGAAACGTATTGCTATGGCAAAGAAGAAAAAGAATGGCAGTTAATGAAGCTGGCAATTACACCAAACCTACTATGCGTAAGAGCTTATTCAATCGCATAAAGGCTGGTGGTAAAGGCGGTAGGCCGGGTCAATGGTCTGCTCGTAAAGCACAGATGCTTGCCAAAGCTTATAAAGCTAAAGGTGGTGGTTACACATCATGAGAAAGCCTCAGAAGTCATTACTTAATTGGGGTAAGCAGAAGTGGCGTACTAAATCTGGTAAGCCATCTACTCAAGGCCCAAAAGCTACTGGTGAGCGTTACTTGCCAGCAAGAGCTATTAAGGCAATGAGTTCTAGTCAGTATGCAGCAAGCTCTAAGAAAAAGCGTGAAGATACTGCAAAGGGCAAACAGTTTTCTAAGCAACCCAAATCTGCAAGGCGAATAGCCAAGAGGTTTAGATAATGCAGCAAGTAGCATATTACTGTTGTGACAGTTGTGGCATAACTTGGCACACAGGTTGGGCTAGCACTATATCTATTGAAGAAATGACTGACGCTTGCTTTACTTGTTCTATATCAGAAACAAATGACCATGTTGTAGCAGAGCCTCATTTTGTTAAATTAAACATAGAGCAACCACAATGAGTTTTCTACATACGTTAAAAAAAGAGGAACGTGAAGTTCTGCGTAGAGTGGTGAAGAAAGTCCACCTTGTTCACCATCCTAAAGAGTTCTGTAATGATTATGAAGCTGACAAGGTTATAGCTTCTATAGGGCCAGAGGTTGTTGAGCAGATGATAAAGTTTGGTAAGGATCGCAAGGTTGACCAACTTTAAATTCAAACCTGATGGAGAAACGATTAAATCGTTTATGAAGTCAGAGGTTTTCTTTCGTGGCCTTCGAGGGCCAGTAGGTTCTGGAAAGTCTGTATGTTGTTGCGTTGAGATATTCCGCAGAGCATTGCAGCAAAAGAAAACAGAAGATGGTATTCGTAAAAGCCGTTGGGCTATCATCCGTAATACAAACCCCCAGCTTAAAACAACAACTATAAAAACTTGGCTTGATTGGTTTCCAGAAGATCAATGGGGTAGGTTTACTTGGTCTGTTCCTTATACACACCACATTAAAAAAGGTGACATAGATCTTGAGGTTATCTTCTTAGCATTAGATAGGCCGGAAGATGTAAAGAAACTATTGTCATTAGAACTTACTGGCGTATGGGTAAATGAAGCACGCGAGGTAAGTAAGAGTATTATTGATGCAACCACTATGCGTGTCGGCAGATTCCCATCTATGAAAGATGGTGGCTGCACATGGACAGGTGTGATTGCAGATACAAATGCGCCAGAGGAAGATCATTGGTGGCCTATCATGGCTGGCGAAGTTCCTGTGCCGGATCACGTTCCAAAAGAAGAAGCCAAGATGTTAATCAAGCCAGATAACTGGCAGTTCTTTACGCAGCCAGCCGGAATGTTAGAAGAAAAAGACCATGAAGGTAATGTAGATGGCTATGTTCCTAATAGCAAAGCAGAGAACAAAGCCAACATGCGTACTGACTACTATCCTAATATTGTAAAGGGTAAGACAAAAAGCTGGATTGATGTTTATGTAATGAACAAATTAGGGAGCATTAAAGATGGCAAAGCAGTCTATCCTATGTTTGTGTCTGATACCCACATTGCCAAGGAAGAGATTCCAGTGGCGGCAGGGGTTCCTGTGTATATTGGCGTTGACTTTGGCCTTACTCCTGCTGCGGTAATAGGGCAGAAAGTTCGTGGCAGATGGTTATTACTTCAAGAGCTTGTAGCTTTTGACATGGGCATTGTTAGGTTTAGCGAGGTTATGCGGCAGGAGATATCATCTAGATATGGTGATTGCGAAATAAATATTATTGGCGATCCGGCTGGTGACTTCCGCGCACAAACAGATG